CTTCCGCGAAAGTTTTGCTAACTGCCGTTACTACACGGCTAGGCAGAGCCATTAGCCAGCTTCCGCTGAAATTGGAGGGTTTCTGATGATGGTTGGGATTTCGGTTCCAACCAACGTGTTAACACAGGAGATAAGACCATGCCAGATACACCGAGACACCGTGAGCGCGTTATTAGAGCGTCCACGAATGACGCCTCTTATTATCGTCAGGGGTACGGAACAACGTATTACAATACGTATACCGACTTCGAAGATGAAGATTTCCACGATATAAAAGTCGAGGATTTCTATAAGAGGATATCGGCTGGCGAGGTCATCATGACCCAGTGTGAGCACGTCAAGACCGGTCAATATGTGATTGGCGCGGGTCGGCATCATTTTACGCTGACCAACAACACAATCGTGAAGAAAGATGGACCGTCGCTCTCTTCTATGGAACGGATGCGCATTCCCGGATACGTCTTGGGATTGCTACCAGAACCAACAGAGACCTTCGATCGATTGACAGCTGCAAAGCTGCGCGCTATAGCAACTATTGACAAGACACCTTATAAGTTTCTTGAAGATGTCGGTGAGGCACATAAAACGATTCGTTTTCTTAAGAGTCCGATGAAAGCCTTGTTTGATCTAATCAAAACTTTTTGGTTGGCTGTAAGGCGACTGAGGAAGGATTTCCTCCTGGATATACCAGCGGCCGTCGCACGTGCGTGGCTCGAGTTTCGCTTTGCCTTTACGCCTCTCGTGATCTCTATGAGAAAGCTGTTAGAATCATTTTGCAGCGATTTCAAATATCCTGAGAGAATGTCCTCCTACGGGGTGAGTTCGGATCGTCTTTCAGACAGTCAGAACTTAAATGTTTCGGAGCATATATCGTCGTCGAGTATCGACTTCGATTATACTTACAGAGCCACCATCGTATACGAGGTAACTAATCCGATCAATGATTGGAAGCGTAAGTACGGTCTCCGGTTTAAGGAGATTCCTGAGACTATTTGGGCATTGACGCCCTACAGTTTCATGATTGATCGCGTCGTGGATATAACGTCTGCGATTAGCGCATTAGTCAGTTTCCTTGACCCGAAAATAAACATCCTTGGCGGTTGCTGGTCTAAAGACAGTAAAACGCGTCGTCTGTATACCTATGAAGGTTACTTCGGTGCAAACGTCAAGTCCCATGAGGTCTTAACCACAGATACCGATGTGCAGTGGATTCACCGCTACTATCGGGAACCGTGGGTTCCGACCATCGCGGATTTGGTGCCGCCCTTCGTTATTGGGGGCTTAACCAACTCCATAAAGTCACTCATTGACCTCTGGGCGCTTATCCAAGTTGCCCTGTCACGTCGATGACATCACAAGGACATATCTATGTCACTAAATGCTGCATCTATCCCTGTAGGTGCCTCTTACTCCCCCTCCGGGGGATCGGCTACGAGTATGGTCTCTTTGGGGCAAACCCCTGGTGAGAACCAGCTCTTCTTGGACGATGGATCGGATTTGATCCTCCGCCGGCTTTGTACGGCTACCTCCAAGCCGCCTCAACCTTCTTCGGGTGCCCCAAACGGGTATACCCAACAAAGGCTGACATTGTTTTGGAAGATACCGTTGCTTTTAGACAACGGCAATTACACCACCAACACTGTGAAAATCGAACTCCGGTTCGATCCGGAAACGGATAGCAGTGAGCGCGCGTTTATGAGAGAACTCTTAACGCATGCTGGTGCTGACGCCGATTTTGCGGACTTCTTTGATGATGGCAGTGTGGTTTAAGAGAGTTTTGATTTGTGGTGCCGTTATGCTTTTGTGGCACTTCAACTATCTCACTCCACTTGAGGCGATAAGCCTAGTGATGGGCTTATAGCCGTTTGTTTATTCCTCCTTAGCATAGGTGAATGAATATGAGTAAAAGAGAGCAACCAAAAAGGTCGTTCTTTAACCCAGACGAAATCGCGACAGAGATTAGTCTGAATATCAATCTCGATCTCGACAACCAAAAACAGAAGTACTCGGTTGTCAACCAAGAGGCATTCGACTTCTACTGTGCCGCTCAGAAGCGTGCAAGCTTGAAAAAGTTTGTGCGCGTTAAGGGCGCTAAAGCGAAGAAGGACCTCCTTGAGGCAAAAGCCTTCAGTGAATTTTCGAAGGTGAACAGCCACATGGCAGCTGTTAACGCAGTTGTAAAGGGTAATTCTTTCTCCAGTAAGGATACACTTCTATTACGGAGAGCCCGGCAACTCATTAAATGGGTTTTAGGGCCGCTTAGGTGGGATGAGTTTATTGACGTTTGTTCCAATTCTTCCGGAACAACCCTCGGTGTACCTTACGAGGACACCAGTGAGGAACGTAAGTTTACTTTTCCCATAACGGTTACGAAGGATGCGTTCCCTATCTTCAAATCGCTACTCCGCGATAGCTTTCAGCTTACCGCGTCTATTGATAACCTCAATAAGGGCTATATTGGCGAGTGGTATGAGATAGTTGGGGCATCGAGGGCATCGACCGTTGAGAAGAAGGACGATGAGCGGCGCATGATTGCCGTAGAACCTACTGCAAATATGTTTATGCAGCAAGGTCTTATGCACATTATGTATTACCGCATGTCGAAACTTTGTCTCGACGTAACGTCTCTCCCAGATCTTCACATGGAGCTGGCCCGAATCGGTTCATTGGTCAAGTCTTTATCGACCATAGACTGGCGACAGGCTAGCAATTGTGTTGCATTTGCACTTGTGGAGTATTTATTCCCTCCTCAGTGGTGGAAGATGATTGTGCGACTACGAACACCCAATATTTCATTAAAGGGTTGTATCGAGTATCAGCACATGATTTCAACCATGGGCAATGCTGTAACCTTTCCCATTGAGACGTTAGTCTTCTGGGCAGTGGCCGTTGCAGTTGTCATGGAGTCCGAGAACGTGAACCCAAATTCTTTGATGAGTACGCCTCGTCAGAGGAAGAAAGTAAGCGTCTTCGGCGACGATTGTATCGTACCGAGCGCGTTAGCGCCTCGATTCATTGAGGCATGCGAAACGCTTGGCTTCCTTATTAATAGTGAGAAATCACATTATGAACGGGAAGACCACTTCCGGGAGTCCTGCGGTGGTGATTACTACCGTGGGGTAAACGTGAGGCCTGTTCACTTGAAGGCCCCCACCTCGTGTAAGAGGTCTGCTCTCGAGCCGTGGCTCTACACAATGCTGAACGCGATCTTAGAGAAGTACAAAACGTGCTTCGGATCGCTGAAGTATGTGTATGAAAAGCGTGCGCTGGAGTATATCTTCAACACGTTCAAGCGGTATAATCTTTTGGTTAAGGTTGTACCTCCTGACTTTCCTGACGATGCTGGTCTTAAGTCTGATGACTGGCAACGCTTAAAAGCCGTGTATGGGTTTAGTATGAGCCCACTACTGGTTGGTGAGCATGGGAGTGTCGAGTTCCATTACGTAAGCTTCCGTTATTGGGAGAAACGTGACAGGTTCGACGAGTTACGCTTAGCGTTGTGGCTCCGACAATATCAAGATTCTGCTAAAGAGCAGCGTCTTACGTTGGATGTCGCCCGTGAGGCAACACTCAAGTTCCCCGTTAGAAAAAGAGGTGGATACGTCGATGCTGTGGGTTTAACTTCCCATTGGGTTGTTGATCCAATTGAAAGCACATTCCAG